TAATCTATCTACATTTAATAATGATAGTGGGTGGACTTCAAATGCAGGAACAGTAACAGGTTCAGCTACGTCAGGTCAACTTGCTTATTGGACAGGCACTTCAGCTATTAGTGGGGAGTCAGGACTAACATACAACACTACAGATAATAAATTAGTTTTTGAGGGTGATTATTCAATGTATGACAACGGTGGTACATTTGAAATAAATGCTGATGGCTCAGATATTATTACTAAAATAAAGTGTTTTGGTGCAGATGGTTCTATGTCATTTGATGAAGGTGTAATATATACAAGTTGTGGATTTTATGTACCTTCAGGTTCAGGACTCTCTGTAGGGACAACATCTACTACAAGTAATACTATTAGATGTACAGGAAATATTATAGCCTATTATTCCGATGAAAGACTAAAAGACTTTGAAGGAACTATTCCTAATGCATTAGACAAGGTATGTCAACTTAATGGATATTATTATAAACAAAACAAAAAAGCTGCCGAGTTAGGATTTGATAATGAAGAAAGACAAGTAGGGGTTAGTGCGCAAGAGGTAGAAAAGATTATGCCTGAGGTGATTGAGATTGCGCCTATTTCTTATGATACTGATGACGAATATTTAACAGTTGATTATGGGAAACTTGTTCCTCTATTAATTGAATCTATTAAAGAATTAAAAAACGAAATAGAAGTTTTAAAAAATAAAAAATAATGGCTATACCAGCTTCAGGAGCGTTAGATTTTTTAAATATGGCACGCGAATGTGCGTATGGGACGTGGGGTTCAGGAAGCATAACTGGAGCTATATCTATTAGAGATTTAGTGGCGGGGGGAAACACCTATGGTTCAGGACAATCTTACCCAGCAATTAACACAGCTAGTTCCTCTTACCCACCCAACACAACTCCTGTAGAAACTAATTCATTTTATAGTTATGACAAAGATGCTGTCTCATTAACTTCTTTTAGTAGTAGTGTGGGGACTACTTCTTCAAAAGCAGTATGTGGTCAATCTATCGGTTCAACTTATTACCACGATGGCAGTGGTACTGCCCCAGTAGCTGGTGATAATGTTTATTCAGATGCAGCGGGAACTACCTCTCTTAGTGATGGATATTATAAAACTACTGCGCTTGGCGGAATTAGAGTTATCTCTGGGGCAGTGAATAACACTTTCCTTTGTTAAAAAACCTTATAAGAACTTAATGAAAAAATACTTATCTTTGTACAATTAATAACAATTAAATATAATTAAAATGGCAGAACAAAAAAATACCCAACAAGTAACAACTGAAGAATTAGGACATTTACAAACTCTTAATCAAAATTTTAATGCAGTTAAAATAGCAATTGCTAACGCAGCTGTAGAACAAAAAAATCAAATAGATAAATTAGCTGATATACAGGCAGAGTTTGCAGAACTAGAAAAAGATTTAACAAAAACCTATGGGGAAAATGCCCGAATAAACTTACAGACAGGAGAGGTTTCTCATCCTGAAGAAGAAAATGTGGTAGAAGCTCTAGAAAAAGTAAAGTAATATGGCAAAAATAAGTAACCTAACATCGTATCCTTTAATCACTAATCTTGATAAAGATGATTATGTGCTTATAACCGACAAAGAAAATGCATTGCAAACTAAAAATGCTTCTATTGAGCAATTGCAAGCTTTCTTCGGTATTAATACGAATACAGCGAAAGTTACAATAGCATCAGCCTCACTTTTAACATTAGCCGACACAGCAGTAGATTTAGTTGCTGCACCTGGGGTTTCCAAAGTAATTGATGTGATAAGTATTATGTTTTATTTAGACGCTGGTACAACTGTGTATGATTTCGGTACAGGAGCATTACCTATAAAAATAGGAAGTGAGCAATTAGGAAGTGTTTCAAATAGCAGTACCACTATAAACTCTGCTACAGATGCGGTTTTTAAACCCGAAACACCTAATAGTGTTACTGAGGTTATAGCTCAAAATAGCGCACTTACCCTAGAGGCTGTTGCAAACCCAACACAAGGAAATGGGGTTTTATATGCAAATGTACTTTATAGAGTTCTCAGTGTAGGTTCATCATTCTAATGAAATGGAAATAAGAAAATTATCAGTAGGGCCTGATTATAAATCAGGTGCTATGCATTATTTAGTAGGGCAAGACGTTTTAAATAATAATTATAAAATTCATTTAATTAAATGGGATGAACGGACGCAATTCTACTTTATTTATATAATTCAAGATAATAAAATAGTTTTATGGAAATCTTTTTCGGCCACTATGCCTGTTTCTATAGAATATAATATTCACTTTTAATGCAAGCCTTATTTGATTTTATTGTTAGACCTAAAGACAATAAAAGGTATAACAATACAAAAAATATTTCGGATGTAGAGATTATTACAAGCACATCTAAAGAAGACCATAAGTTTTCTAATCGTGAAGCTATTGTAATAAATACTCCGCGCGGATATAAAGGTAAAATAAAAAAAGGTGATACCTTATTAGTTCATCATAATGTATTTAAGTTTTATTATGATATGAAAGGACGAGAAAGGAGTGGTAGGAGTTTTTTAAAAGACAATGTGTTTTTTGTAGACCCTGAGCAGTTTTTTTTATATAAACAAAATGGAAAGTGGCACTCACACCATAAGTATTGTTTTGTAAAACCAATTCGCACTGAAGAGTCTATAATATATAAAAACACCCCGTATGAGCCGTTAGTAGGAATAATGAAATATGTTAATGAGGAACTAAAAAATTTTGGCGTAAAGGTGGGAGATAAAGTCAGCTATATGCCAGATACTGAGTATGAGTTTATTGTGGACGGAGAAAAGCTTTATAGAATTATGTCTCAAAGCATTACAGCGTTAGTGTAATGCGAAGAAAAAAACATAAAAAGAGAAAAGAATTTCAAGGCGAAGTAAAGCGTAAAATTAAATATAATCGAAATAAAAATGGATTCCAAAAACATAAAATTGAAGATTATCGCAGCGGGGGAGAAAGCAGTTAAAGAGTTAATTAAAGTAGCGCAAGAAAATATAATTAAACACGACCCTGAAGATGACTTATCAGCAGACAGATTAAAAAACGCAGCAGCAACAAAAAAACTAGCAGTATTTGATGCATTTGAAATTCTGAATAGAATTGAAAGTGAAAAAGAAAACATTGAATTAGCAGAAAAAGGATTTGTAAAAACTGATACTAAACAAGGGTTTGCCGAAAGAAAGTCAAAATAAATTATATACTGTATTAACAAATATAGTACCTAAAAATGTTCTAAGCAAAAAAAATAAAGCTAGGAGCTGGCTTTATGGATATAATGAAAAGTACGACATTATTATTATTTCTAAGACGGGGCAAATTGGAGAAATTATTAGCATAAGTGGTTTAGATATTGCACTTCCTTTGTATTCTTCAAATGGTCGTAAACGACCAAAAAACAAATCAGAGCAATTTTGGGTAAGACAAGATTACCCTAAACCTTTAGCAAAACTTCCTAGTATATTTTTTTGGAACGAGATGCCCACTTCTTTTAAAAATTTATGGATTGATTATATTGAAGAAGAATTTGAACGCAGAGAAAAAGGGCACTGGTTTTGGAATAATGGAGAACCTACCTATATAACAGGGTCTCATTATATGTATTTGCAATGGACTAAAATTGATGTTGGATATCCTGATTTTAGAGAAGCTAATAGATTATTTTATATTTATTGGGAAGCGTGTAAAGCTGATAAACGAAGTTTTGGAATTTGTTATTTAAAAATTAGGCGTTCTGGATTTTCTTTTATGGGGTCAGAAGAGTGTGCAAATATTGCAACTATTTCTAAAGATTCTCGTATAGGTATTTTATCTAAAACAGGAGCTGATGCTAAAAAAATGTTTACCGATAAAGTAGTTCCTATTACTAATAATTACCCTTTCTTTTTTAAACCTATTCAAGATGGGATGGATAAACCTAAAACTGAATTAGCGTTTAGAGTTCCAGCTTCTAAGATTACTAAAAAAAATATGCACCTCCAAGATGAGTTTGAAATGGATGGACTAGACACTACAATTGACTGGAAAAATACTGATGACAATTCTTATGATGGAGAAAAATTATTATTATTAGTACACGATGAAAGTGGAAAATGGATTAAACCTAATGATATTTTAAATAACTGGAGAGTAACCAAAACCTGTTTAAGATTGGGAAGTAAAATAATTGGAAAATGTATGATGGGCTCCACTTCAAATGCTTTAAGTAAAGGAGGAAGTAGTTTTAAAAAATTATATGAAGACTCTGATATTACAAATAGAAATGCAAATGGTCAAACAAAAAGTGGCTTATATAGTTTGTTTATACCAATGGAATGGAATATGGAAGGTTTTATAGATAAATATGGGATGCCAGTTTTAGAAAAAGTTACAGAACCAGTGTTAGGGATTGATAATGAATACATTAAGATAAGTTCGGTTGATTATTGGCAAAACGAAGTCGACTCTATGAAGTTAGACTCCAATGCTTTAAATGAATTTTATAGACAATTTCCCCGTACTGAAGCTCACGCGTTTAGAGATGAAAGCAATCAGTCTTTATTTAATTTAACTAAAATCTATCAACAGATAGATTATAATGACTCATTGATTACCGAGCAGCATATTTCTGTAGGAAATTTTAGATGGAAAGACGGTGTTAAAGATACGGAAGTAATTTTTACTCCTAACCTGAAAGGGAGATTTTATTTAACGTGGATTCCTGAATATGGATTACGTAACAGAATTTTATCTAAGAATGGAGTTAAATATCCTGCTAACGAACATATTGGGTCTTTTGGGTGTGACTCTTATGATATTTCAGGAACAGTAGGAGGTAAAGGGTCAAATGGAGCATTACACGGAATGACTAAATTCAATATGGATAAAGCTCCAAGCAACTCTTTCTTTTTAGAATACGTAGCTCGACCTCAGACAGCAGAAATATTTTTTGAAGATGTATTAATGGCGTGTGTATTTTATGGGATGCCATTGCTTTGTGAAAACAATAAGCCGCGTTTATTATATCATTTTAAAAACAGAGGATATAGAGGATTTAGTTTAAATCGTCCAGACAAAACATACAACAAATTATCTAAAACCGAAAAAGAATTAGGGGGCATACCTAATTCAAGCGAAGATGTAAAGCAATCTCACGCAGCTGCAATTGAGTCTTATATTGAAAAATATGTAGGATTAGACTTACAAGGCTCGTTTAGAAGTGCAGATGAAATGGGAGATATGCTTTTTAACAGGACATTAGAAGATTGGGCAAAATTTGATATTAATAATAGAACTAAATATGATGCTTCTATTAGTTCGGGATTAGCTATAATGGCTAACCAAAAACATCTTTACACCCCTGTTAAAAAACAATCAAAAATAAGCATTAACTTTGCAAGATATGCGAATAAAGGAATATACAGTGAATTATTACAATAAATGAAAAATATTAATATAAATATATCTGACACTAGTTTTCCAAGTCAATTTGTTTCCGATTCAGAAAAAGCAACTGACGAGTATGGATTAATGATAGGACAGGCTATTCAATATGAGTGGTTTAGAAAAGATTCAAGTTCGTGTAGATATTATAGTCGATGGCGTGACTTTAACAGATTAAGGTTGTATGCGAGAGGAGAGCAGCCGATAGCCAAATATAAAAATGAGTTAGCAGTTGATGGAGATTTATCTTATCTAAATTTAGATTGGAGTATTGTTCCTATAATTCCGAAGTTTGTGGATTTAGTGGTAAATGGAATGAGTGACCGCTTGTTTAAAGTAAATGCCTATGCTCAAGATGCAATATCTCAAGCTAAAAGAAGTAAATATCAGGATATGATAGAAGCTCAAATGGTCTCGAAAGAATTATTAACTGTAATTCAAGAAGGGACAGGAGCTAATCCGTTTACTATGTCGCCTCAAGATTTACCTAATTCAGATGAAGAGCTTTCATTATATATGCAGCTTAATTATAAACCTGCAATTGAAATTGCCGAAGAAGAAGGAATTGATACCTTATTCTCTATGAGCCACTATGATGATATTCGTAGGCGGTTAGATTATGATTTAACAGTGTTGGGATTAGCTTGCGCAAAACACGAATTCTTACCTGGAGCAGGAGTAGAAATAAAATATGTTGACCCTGCAAATTTAATTCATAGTTATACAGAAGACCCACAATATAAAGATTGTTTTTATTGGGGTGAAATTAAAACGGTAGCTATAACGGAATTAATGAAAATTGACCAGTCTTTAACCAAAGAAGATTTAGAAGAAATAAGTCAGTACAGCCAAATGTGGTATGATTATTTTAATGTAGCTCAGTATTATGAAAATGATATATTTTATAGAGACACGTGTACGTTAATGTATTTCAACTACAAGACTACTAAAAAATATGTTTACAAAAAGAAAGTAAATGAAAATGGAGCTACACGAATAATAGAAAAAGATGATTCATTTAATCCTCCAGAAGAAATGATGGAAGAAAACAATTTTACTAAAATCACTAAAACTATTGACGTATGGTATGAAGGTATTATGGTAATGGGAACTAACATAATGTTAAAATGGGAGTTAATGGAAAATATGGTAAGACCAAAATCCGCATCTCAATCTGCTTTACCAAGTTATGTAGCTACATCCCCCCGTATGTATAAAGGGGCAATTGAATCATTAACTAAACGTATGATTCCTTTTGCAGACTTGATTCAATTAACTCATTTAAAACTACAACAAGTAATATCTAGAACTGTACCTGATGGGGTGTATATAGATGCAGATGGATTAAATGAAGTAGATTTAGGAACAGGTAACGCTTATAATCCAGAAGATGCCTTAAGACTTTATTTCCAAACAGGTAGTGTGGTGGGTAGAAGTTATACTCAAGAAGGAGATTATAATCAAGGTAAAATTCCAATTCAACAATTAACCTCTAATTCAGGAGCTAGTAAAACTCAAATGTTAATTACGAATATGAATAATTATATAAATATGATTCGTCAAGTAACAGGGTTAAGTGAAGCAAAAGACGGGAATAAACCAGATTCTAATGCTTTGGTAGGGATTCAAAAAATAGCTGCATTAAATTCCAATACAGCAACGCGCCATATTTTAGATGGCTCATTATATATGTATAGAACTTTAGCTGAAGGTTTATCTTATAGAATGGCTGATATATTAGAATATGCAGAGTTTAAAGATGAATTTGCTAACCAAATAGGAAAATACAATGTTTCTATCTTACAAGAAATGAATGATTTATATATTTATGACTTTGGTATATTTATTGAAATTACTCCAGATGCGGAAGAAAAAGCCCAGCTTGAAGCTAATATTCAAATGGCGTTACAAAAAGGAGATATTAATTTAGAAGATGCAATTGATATAAGAGAAATTCATAATCTTAAACTTGCTAATCAGTTACTTAAAATGAAACGTAAAGCTAAAGAAGAAGCTGATAGGCAATTTGAAATGCAAAAACAACAGCAGCAAGGGCAGATACAAATGCAATCTCAACAGATGGCTGCACAAACTTCTATGCAAAAAATACAAGCAGAAAGTCAAGCTAAGATACAATTAGAACAAGCTAAGATAGCTTTTGAAATAGAAAGGTTAAATGCCGAAGCTCAACTTAAAGGAACTCTTATGGATAAGGAGTTTGGATATAATCAACAGCTCCGAGATATAAGCGAAAGAGGATTAAAAGATAGAGAGCTACAA